AAAACTAAAAAAGTTCCTAAAGGTTATCATAGAATGCCTAATGGCAAACTGATGAAAGATTCAGCTATGAAAAAAAGAAAGAGAAAATACTAATGGCTATGAAAAAACCTATATATGCAAAAGCTAGACCCAAGAAATTAGGGAAACCTAAATCTTTTAATAAAAAGTCTAAAGCATATAAATCAGCAAAAAGAAAAGCTGACAAAAAGTTCGGTAAAAAGGTTTCTTTGTATAAAAACATATTTATTTCACAAGCTATAAAAAAGTATAAGCCTAAGAAAAAAAAGTAATGGCTAAGTTAAATGCATTACAAAAAATAGAATCACACGAAAAATTGTGTCGTATAATGCAAAAATTAACTCATCAAAAAATTTCTATTATAGAAGAAAGAGTAAAACGATTAGAAAAAATTTTACTAATTTGCACAGGCTCATTAATTAGTGCTATGGGCTATGTAATATTTACATTATTATCAAAATAGTTTACAAGCGATACTTGTATGGCGAATAAAAAAATTTTAGTGATTAGCGATATGCATCTGCCATATCAACATAAAGATTCAATTACATTTTTAAAAGAAATAAAAAAAGAATTTAAGCCAGACAGAATAGTCAACATAGGCGATCTTTTAGATTTTCATGCAATATCAATGCACGAACATAATCCAGATTTATATTCTGCTGGAATGGAATTAGATAAAGCTAAAGAATATATAAAAGAACTAGAGGCTATATTTCCAGAAGTAACAGAGGTAGATTCAAATCATTCTAGCTTAGTTTATAGACGAGCATTAAAATATGGAATGTCTAAACAATTTTTAAAACCTTATGGAGATTTTTTAGGTACTAGAAAATGGAAGTGGATAGATGATTTAACACTTACTATGTCTAATGGCCAAAGATGTTTCTTTACTCATGGAAGAAGTGCAGATGTACTTAAAGTAAGTCAAGCAATGGGTATGTCGGCTGTGCAGGGTCATTACCATACAAAATTTGTAATTAGTTATTGGGCAAACCCAGATAATTTATTTTTTGGCATGAATGTAGGTTGCTTAATTAATCAAAAATCAATGGCATTTAATTATGCTAAGAATTTTAAAACTAGGTTTATTCTAGGTTGTGGAATTATAATTAATGGAATACCTAGATTATTACCTATGGTGCTTGACAACAAGGGTAATTGGATTAAGAAGATAGTATGACCTCAAATACATTAAAAAAGACCCTTTTAAAGAGCCACAGAGCCACACAGATCAACGATTCAGCATTTTCTGAACAAGTATCAGGGAATCACTATAAGAACCTTAAAATACAGCCTTTGACTTATTGCATGGCAAATGACTTTAATGCTTGTCAAACTCATATTACTAAATATATTTCAAGATATAATTTAAAGCATAAAGATAAGAAAAAACAAATAGAAGATTTAGAAAAAGCAAAACATGTTATTGATATGCTTATAGAGGAGATAAAAAAATAATGTGGTTGAATTTATTATCGTTGGGTGTAAAGACAGGAGCGAAGCTATATCAAAATAAACAACGAACAAAACAATTAATTTCTGATGCACAAATGCTTCATGCAGAGAAAATGAGCAAGGGCGAAATTGAGTATAAAGCAAAAGTTATTGAAAGTAATGACAATGGGTTTAAAGATGAATTTGTCCTTATTCTTATATCTTTGCCTATTCTTATATTGGGTTATTCTATTTTCACTGACGACCCTGAAATTCGTAATAAATTAGATATTTTTTTTGAATATTTTTCAAATTTACCTTATTGGTATCAAGCAATTTTTATCGGTGTAGTATCTGCGATCTATGGACTTAAAGGTGCTGACATTATGCGTAAAAAATAGTAAGATGTCTTTATGGACATTGACTTTAAAATTATAGAAGCAGAATTTCAAATTGAATCTAAATATAACCCCTATGGCCACTTTGTAGCATTGCGTTTTATTGATGTCGTACCATCTAAACCTAAATTATGGCAAGCTATAGAAGATTTAACTAAACACCAAGATGTTGAATTAATAGATTGGAATTATAAAGAAGTTAATATTACCTCTAAGACTAGCCTAAAACATTTTGATGTAACTATAAACTAGGGCAGTCACAAACCAGATTAAGAAACCACCCTAGCCAAATTATTAACTCTCGCTAATAACTCTATTTACTAACTGATAAAAAAAGGAGCAATCCTATTCTCGTTAGTAAAATTCATTTATGATCTAGTCAACTTTTCTATTGCTAGATTGTTAATAGATTGTGTTTTTAAATTTTCACAATAACTATGACCATTTTTTGATTCTATTTTATAATAAAGGTATAATTTTTTTTTATCTGAAAGTTCTTTTTTAACTTTCTTATACCTATCATCAATACTAGCTTTAGTTTTTGCTAAAGATATAGCCATAGTTTCATTAGTTATTTTCTCATTAACAACAAAATCAAATACTTCTTGCACTTGATCTTTTACTTCATCATAATCTATTTCTGATCTAACAAACCTTTTATCAAGGGCATCTAGATATAAAATAATCTTATGTGGGTCAAAAGATTGTGGTCGTATTTGTATGTATTTTGGTTCTTCTGACATTAACCTAGTTCTTGTTCATATTGATCTGGGTTAAAATCAGTTGCACCCTCTTTAGCCCAATCTATTTCATCTCTCGGACTATTTGGCAACTTATCATCTGTAAGCTGAATCCCTTGCTTAGCTTGTTGATAGCTTTGTTCTTGAGGTTGTTGCATATTAGATTGAGGTTTAGGAGTATAACTTTGTTTATTAAAATTATTATTTCCACCAAATGGTTTAACCATGAAATAAGTTATTTCTAACTCTAATCCATCTCCAAATTGATTTTGTTCTCCTTGTATTATTTTACTGCCCCACTTAGCAAGAAAACCTGCTCGAACATATTCCTGAACTTGTGGAGTGCTTAACCAAATATTAATGTCTTTAAGATCATACATATTTTTAGTTAAAGTACATTTAAATTTAGCCTTATTAGATGAAGCTGTAAATTCCATTTTTGGGGCTTTGTTTCCTGTGCTATACATCTTTAATGTTAAACCACAGAATGGTAGTTGTCCTTGTTGTGTTTGTGTCATGTTTATCCTTATTGTTTCTTTTTTTGTTTTTGTTTATTTACTAATTTCTTCCAATCACTTAGTTGCTTAGCATAATCATTTTCAAACTCTAATAATTGTTTACACAATTTAAAAGCCTTTAAATAATCATTCTTAACTTTAATTTTTCTAAAGTTAATTGGAAGTCCTTTATCTTTAGGAATATTTATTAATCCTAAAAATTCTATTTTATAATCTGTACTATCCATTATCATTTTTCGATAAGCAGATATTTGAACAGGATAATTAGAATAGTCAATTGACTTTGATGTTTTAAAATCAATTAATCCTAATTTACCATTCATTTTACAAATTAAATCTACTGTTCCACATGTATCTAATTCTTGTGAATAATATGTTTTTTCTGTTTCTATAACTTCTATATTCATATTATCCCACCATTCTGTAAATTTAGGGAACATAGTTTTTAATGGTTCTGAGGTAGGTGCTACAGGATTTTTACCTAAAATATAATCTTCACAAAGTGTGTGCATCATTGTTCCTATATTTGCATCTTTAATAGAAAGTTCTGCTACTTTTATTTTAAGTTTAGAAATATAAGCCTCTATCTCATCAATAGGTTTTTTATCTTCTTGCATTTGCCATCTCAAAGCCTCTAATGGTAGTTTCTTAGCCCAACCTACAATTCCAGCTTTTCCAAATCTAGGGTCAATTACAGATGTGCAACCTGTCTTAACTTCTCCATTTACTTTATATCTATATTTTTTTTCATTTGGATTAAACTCGATTTCGTTTCCATGTTTATCTATACTTATTTTTGTTGACATTTTTTTTCCTTTTCTAGTTTAGCCTTTCGATTAATTGAGTAATATCATATTTATAATATTTACTTAAAACAAATAATCTAGCTGTTGTTGTTGTTATACCTTTTTCAAATTTATATAAAGCAAATACTGATGCAAAATATAAAGGATTATCGCCTACTACTGCCTCTGCAGTAATATCTTTTTTAAGTCTAATATGTTTAAATTTTAGACCTATTATTTGATCTAAAAGCTTATGACTAGGTTTCTTCTTAAAATCCTCAATCATGCCTTTAATCATATAATCTGTTTTTATTTGTTTATTCATGTTTTCCTTTCTAACCTATTGTTTAAGATCATCTGAATCAACTCCGATTTTATTGCAAAGATCATCTATATTTTTAAAAGTTATTTCTTCAATAATATCATTTGAAGTTCCAAAACCTTGATCAATATCTTCTTTTTGTTGTTGATCAAAATAATCTCTATTTGTTGAGTACGATATTTCTGTTAAATCATTATCGCAATATCTTGTGCATTTGTATATTTTTTGCATTTGTTTTCCTTTCTAGTTTAATACAGAATGACCAC